CACAATAACCCTTACATCTAGCCATATTGTTTCCTGTTGCAGAACAAGCGTCATCATCATACGACATACAATGATAATCAGGATATTCTATACCTGTCAATTTATCTACACAATAACCGTGTGTATTCGATGGGTTGTAATTACAAGCAACATTATGGCCATGAAGTGGTTCACCTGGTTCATTGAATGTTCGTTCATCCATACAACCAGGACCTGCGTTAGGATCTAAATTACCTCCTGGGTCAACCTCACCTTCACCTGCATCGCTCATTATTTCGACACATCGATCAGATGCATTCTCTTCTGTGCATGTTTTAAAACAAGCAGGATTATAATAAACCTCACCTTCATAATTATGTTCGAATGTAGAATATGGTTCGTATACATTCTCACCTACTTCACAAGGCTTACCATTATTCCAAGGACCTATACAATGTCCAGTAGCTGGAGTCTCATCATCATAGTAACTACTTTGACCATCTCCATTTGGTATACACTCAGAAGGCGCCCACCAACCCTCACTACAAAATTTAACATGAGTTCCTTCATTTGCACCATCAGGTATTGGCCAAGTTGTTGAATTTATCCAAGAACCCATTTTTTGTTGATTAATAGCATTAGTAGAATAATCATATGTATATGTTATTGAATCAACACAAGAATCTGCACCTGTATTCGCATCACCTGCTGCCCAGGGACAATCTAGGTGACACTGATACCAATCTAGATAATCAGTATCTGTATCTATTGCAGATTCAGGGTGAACAAGATAACATTGACCTGTAAAAATGTTACACCTATAGAAATCACCAACACCATCACCAGTACCACCACCACTACCACCATGTTGTCCACCTGGACCTCCGGAGTTGTGAGTTAATATACCATTAACAAAAAAGGTGTGGTTATCTTCAACGGTTATATCATATGTTCTAATGTGTGGTTCTAATATGTGTTCAATTTCTGTAACTTTAACTTCTTGTAATTCTTTATCATCGTGATAAAATAAAATATCTCCTACTTCTAATAATTCTGTATCCTTACCATCATTAGTTTCTTTTACCCAAGAATGAAGTCTGTTACATCTTTCAGCGTCTGCTGCTACGAAACCCTTGTCTTTTGACCAGAAAGGGTTTGCTATTGTATTGTGAGTTATTACTCCGTTATCGAATTTTGTTTTAACGGTAATATCACCATCCGTTAAATCATGAACTTGTGTATATAATTTTGTTACTTTTTTTGATTCAAATTCTTTTGTGTGAATATTATATGAAAAAACTTTTTCTCCGACTTTAATATCTTCGATATTTTTTGTCGAACCATTTTCCATTGTGACTTGTGTTCCAGCTACAAAACACTCGAAGTCACCACCTGGTCCTCCAGCACCACCCATTGGATTATCTGGTGTCGGGAATCCTTGATTATTTTCTTCAGCCATTTTTAATCTACCTTATAACCACGAGCTCGGAGTAAGTCTGTTCGTGATATAATTTCTACTTTACATTTTGCACCATATCCAGAATTATATACATAATTACCATCTAAATCTCTATTATTTCTCCAATAATCTGGATCTCTTTTTAGATAACTTGGATTATTTCCAAATGATTGATCTTCCATTATATCAGGATTATAAGTAGCACAAATAAAATACCATTCAGTTGGATTTTTAGGTATTCTAACATGATTAAATAAACCTTGTGAATTTCTGAATTGTTCATCTCCACCAAGATTTTCTTTAACATTTATCTGATTAGGAGCTAAACTCGTATCTTCATCATTATTTGTTATGTAATTAGTATTGTTCCAACCTTGCATAGGAATACCAGGTTTTCTACCATAATTTCCTAATGTATTAGGTAAATGTGAATCTCGTAATTTACCACCTACAAAATCAGGATTTCCATCATCTCTTTCTCTTACTATAAGACGAACAAATCTTTCAGAATCAGAATCAACAAATAAACTACCATTTGGATTACCGCTATTTTTAACTAAATCAAAACCATCTGGATCAAATCCACCAGTCCAAATATTATCATTTGCATTTTTTTTCAAAACATATGTGTCTAACATAAATCCAAATGGTAGTTCTTGTCTTAATGGATTTCCAAAATTAAATAAAGTTCCTTGACTTGCTTGATCAAGAAATCTAACCCACATCGTGATAGTGAAACCAGTATCTAAATATTCTTGTGTATCTGGATTTAAACCTTCAACAAAATCTTGTTGAGTGTTTCTTATAATTATACCTTGATTTAAATTTCTAAATTTTAAATACCCAGATGATTTATTCGTATAATTAGGTCTGTTATCTTGTGGTTCTGGAAATTCTTGATCAATATCTTTTAAATAATCATTCAAAGAATCTCTCAACGATTGTAATGTTTTTCCAGAATTTCTATCATTAGCATCAGAATCCAATCTTGTTATAAATGATTCTGGTTCTTGTATTCCTACATCTGGTGTTTCTTGTGCTGCGGCTATATCGTGTGCCTCACTATATTCTGTAGAACCTGAAATCATAAAATAATCACTAACTAAACCATCTGTAATTTCAAAATTAGGAGGATTACCTGTTAAGTTTTGAAACTCTTGAAAAAATTGATTTATTCTATCTTGTCTTGTTGTTAAAGTTGGTATTAATTCAAATATTGTAGTATCTAAATGTTCCTTAGCAAGTTCCGAATCAACATTTTGTTTTTGTTTTTTTATACTTGCAAACTGACTTACATTGAGTGGATTTAATATTGTTTCTGTTCCGTCATCACTAATAACAGATTCTGTTATTATATCTATTATATTATAAGTTTGAGTATGGTTAGATAATTCTATGCTCCACAATTTTCCATCCCAACCTGCAGCTAGATTTACAAGAACATGCCCCATTTGTCCTGTAAAAGAATCTACAATAGATTTTAATGTAGCGGGACCTTCACCTTTAAGATCATCTTTATTGGCAGATACATCTGATTCGTAGATAGCTATCCTTTCGGAATTATGTCTACCTATACTTATAATACCTTCTTTTATTACTTTTTGATTATTACGAAGTATGTCAGGATCTACAAATTGACTTGTAATTAAAGTTTCTGCAATTTTATCTAAAACATGCTCAAGTGTAATCTGCCTATCATCAGTAAAAGTTTGATCTTGTTGTGCCATACCTAACTCCTCTTAATAACGAACTCAAAGTCATCATCAAAAATTTGTTCTTGTCCGTCATCATATTTTAATTTTAATAATATTTTATATACTCTATCAGGATAAAATCCATCTAACCATTGAGTAAAATATGGACTTTCTGAATCACAACTCATTGATGTATAACCACTAAACGGAACTATGTATTCATCTGTTGCAACATCTTTGATTGCATATGAACCACTACTTTCTGGTATAAAAGAACCAGTTACAGTTTGAACGGAGGTATTAAATGATTTTTGAATGTATCTTTTTCTAGCACCTACTCTGAACTTAACTCGTTCATCCTCTTTATAACTTTCTCTTAAACCTCTCATATAAAGATAGTTATCTGCTAAACCACTCATTGTTAATTCATTTAATGAACCAGTATTTGAACCAGTACAAGGTTTATGATCATCCCATCTTATTTCAAGCTTTGGTTGATATATTGTATGTGTATGTCTTGAAAAAAACTTTAAATGTCCAAATGTTGATTCATCTGTTTCTTGACTACCACTAAATCTAATTAACATTCCATAATTTCCATATTGTTCACTCAACCAACCATTTACCATATCAGTAACTTCAATTTCAACATCAGGTGATTGGTTTGAAAAAGATTGGTGAGATGCACTTACAGATAATACTGTAACACCATGTGCTGATGTTCCATCTGAATTACTCCAAGTAACTTCAGTTCCACCAATGGGATTTGTTGTATTTTTCCAACTTGAGCCATTTGTATTTTTTGGATTATCTTCAAATTTACCAGTTCCCTCTACCCAAGATTGAGATATAGGTTGAAAAGATAATTTATACTCTTCAGTTAATTCTGCGTTACCTTCAGCCTCATAAAGTCGTAAATAAAATTTTGGATTTGTAATTTTACCATCAACAATTGATTGTGACATTTCAGTAAAATCTGTTCCACCAAATTGAACTAAACCTCTTGTTTGATGATGAAAAGAACTATTATAAAAAAACTTTTTAACTTCAAGTATTTGATCCTTACCAAAGTTTTGATCCTTAAAGGACTCACCAGTTATGGTTGAAGAACCACTTGAAATCCATGTGTTTTGTGTCGGAAAAATAAAATGATGCATTATCTCACTACCCCCTGTATGTTAGTTCTTGGATTTTTAAGTTCGAATACTCCCGGATTTGTAGGACTTGGTGGTAAAACTGTTTTATTTACAGTAGCTGTTTTAAAATCATACGCGTATCCATATCCTTCAGTTCCATTATTATTTGTTGTACCATCTGAATTTATTGAATATCTAAATGTTTTTTCTGGTAACAATTCAGAACCTTCTCCATTATAATTTTCTTCTTGTGTAAGTGTAATATAATTAACTGAACGAACTCCATCAAGTCCCATCAACTCATATTCTAATTGACTTATAAATATTGGTTGACTAAATTGCATTTTTTCTACTCTAAAATAATCTATTATTGTATTAATACAATTTACTTTAACTTGTTGTTTATTAGCGTGTTTATGAGCTACAACCTCAAAGAAAACTCCAAAGTTAATTATATATCCTTCTAAAAACATTACATCATCTGTAAGTAATCTAAAATTATCTAAATAATTATTTAAATTATGTTTAAGAACTAAAGGAATTTGATCAGATGCATCGTCCATTAACTCTGCGTTTGGATTACCAACTAAATTTTTAAATTTATCATAAGCTAATATATAAACTGTTATACTTCCAAAATTTATATCTAAAGTTTCTAAAGGTAAAGCTCCCATATTGACAAATTGTTCAAGTAACTCTCTGTTGTTTGAAATTTGTAGGCCTACATTATTCATATGTGTTCCCATTGCATCAACTCTATCATTTATATTATTTGTCATCATGCTAATATCCATTTGTAGCTGGCCAGATAAGTCTTGCATCTGTTGTATCCCACCTTCTAAATTAGCTGCTACACCTTGAAGTTGTTGTTTTATATATGATTGAGTAAGTCCTTCTTGATCAGGTTGATTATTCATCTGTTGTATTAAACTAATTAAATCCTCTCTACCATTATTTATACCACTTATATTGGTATATGTATTGACATAAGGCACCATATAATCAGTTATATCTCCTTGTGTATTTGTTCTAAATTCATCTAATTTTTCAGTTGCATTTGCGTGTGCACCTTCATTTTCAGTTAGATTTTCATCCCATGAATGAATTAAAGGATTATATGTAGCATTAAATAATTCAGCATATGACTCTGTAACATCTTCTGCGGTTGGTAATGTATTTCTAGTAACATACACTTTCGCTATATTTCCATACTTAGAAGGTATATTTAAAATTCTAGCTTCATAATCTTCTTTTGTTACAGCTCTGTTTTGAGTTGTAAACCATGCTCTTGTTTTTTCTCTAATCTCTGAAGTTGTTTCTTCATCTCTACCACCAACTGCAGGAGTATTGTTTGTTACAGATTCAATTGATCCAACTCCTCCAATTCCTCGAACAGTTGAAGTTATAATATTACTTAAATCACCACTTGTAACATTTGTATTAATTCCACCTCCTGTTCTATAAGTAATAGTTAGTGTTGTATGCATTGGTGTTTCACCGAGTGTCGAATACTCATCACCAAGTAATGGATCAATTGATTCATTTAAATCTTGAGATTGTCCTGGTATTATAATTCCTAATTGTTCTAAATCTAAAAACCCCTCATCAATAGTTGTTCCATTTCTTAAAATTCCATTACCAAATACTAATGATGTTGTATTGTCTTCATTAGTTTCACGGACAAATCTTTTATTTGTTTTAATATATGTTAATGTATATGGTACTGCTACATCTTGTGTATATGGTTCACCATTTAAATTATAGTAAGCATTGTCTCTATATAAATCGTGTGAATAATGTGTAGTGATTGGAACTTTATCTTGTGCTAAGAAATCAACTTCGTACCAATTGTTTCCATTCGAATCTACAATAGATATAATATCAATTACATTTTTTTCAGGTAAATCTAATTTAAGAAATTTAGTTGGAGCTTTAATTGTAAATGTTTTAGATGTTGTTTCTCCACTTACAGCTCTAACGGTTCTAGATAATGTATAAGTTTCAATCAATCCTGTAGTTGTAGAAACAGTTTCTACATCATTTGTATCATTTGATTGTGATATTGTAAAATCAACTGGTTCAAGGGTTTCGAAACTTATATCAGAATTAGTAACAGATGTTACACGAATACCAGTGTCAAAAGCACCTACTGTTGTATAATCAATTGTATCTTCATTTCCTGTAACAGCTTCAGCAGACATTTGAAATGTTAAATCTACATACGCAGGAATAATTGGTTTCACTTTATAACCAAACATTTTGGCCATATTAACTATATTTCTTCTTTCTTCAGCTAATGGTAATATCATTTCACGATATTGTTGATCTATATAGAAAGACAATACATCACCAACATAAGCTGACATTTCCATTAACATCATACCAGGAGATGTTTCATTGAAATCTCTATATGTATTTGGATAATATGCTTTAGCATAATCAATTAATGTTTTTTTAAATGATGTAAAATCTTTATTTAAATAATTTATATTCGATTCTTTAAACTCGTCTTTAGTATATGTTGGCATTCTTTATCTCCACCAAAATTAATTGTTATCTTTCATTTCCACCTGATACTCCACCATCAACCGTTACTTGAACACTTGTAAGTGTAGTTGGATCTTGTACAATATTAAATACAATATCAATAATCATTGTATTAGGATTAATTAAAGGATTTGTTTGAGCTGTATTAATTTCCATATCTTTTACTTGTACAAATGGTAACCAAATACTAAGTGTTTGTAATATATCATCTTCTACCGCGACAATTACTTCTTCATCTATTTGTTCGAAAAGATATTTTCTTAAATTCAATCCAAGAGTTGGTTGCATCAATCTTTCACCTTGATGTGTATTTAATAAATTTCTTATATTATTTTTTACAGCCTCAATAGTTGTTCCAGTTGATGCAAACCATCCTTCTCTACCATCAGATTTATAAAATGGTAAATCTAGACCAATAAATACATCAGTATTATTATCAACTAAAAATGGTTTTTTTGCTGTATCTTTTATTGCCATATTATAATAAATCCTGTATGTCTTCTTCTAATAATTTAACTGTTGTAAATTCTCTTTGTCCACTTTCATCATCAACATCAAATGCATCTTGTGTATCTGGATCAGCTCCAACATGAACATAACCAGTACCATCTAATCCACTATTATCTTTATTTAAATCTAATTCACGCAGATTAGCTCCCTCTGCTAAAAGTGGTTGTATCGCTCTTATAATTTCTTGTTCAAGTGTATCAATAAGTTTTCCAGCACCTGGAACTAAATTAGCTATCTTTTTTAAAGTACTAAGTAGAGGTCCGTACTCACCCAATAAAGTTTCTTGTTTCATATCAACTGCTTGTTTTGGTATTTTAAAATTTTCCATAACAACAGGGGCATTTAACTTAGTTACTCTAAACTCAGCAGCCAGTAGAAAATTTTTAATGGCATCTACTTGTAAAGAAGCTTGTACATCAATGGGAGAACCAGGTTCTAAAGATATAGTTTCTTCAGTTGCACCTGAAGCTATAAGACCTTGTTTATGAGCTTCCATTAAATCGGCTTTTAATCCCATCATTACCTCCCGTGTTTTTGTTTAGATTTTTCTTCTGCTTTTTTCAAAACTTCTCTGTAATCTTTATTCAAGAAACTCATAGCAGGATCATTTGGATTAACACCCATTGACGCCGCCATATTTTGAGTTGGTTGTGTATTATTCATCATATCCGCATATTGCCCACCAACTAATTCATTCATTCTATCGGTTGTATATTGAGTACCACCCATAGTTTTCCAATCATCATCTTGAGCCGTTTCATTCAATACATCATTAAGTACAGAGTTTTTTGTAAATGATTTTTTTTCTTGAATTGGTTTAGTTGGTTTTGATGATAGTGATGGTTGTTTCAATTCAGTTATTACTTCCTTGATAGCCATCGCAACTTCTTCTCTAACGATTTGTCTGATTATAGTTTTTATGTTTGGTTTTTTCTTTTTCATAA